TTCTACATTATAGATTGATCCACTCGTTTGTAGTGGTTGGGTATCTTGGAATAGTGTTTGTCCTTCAATATTTCTTGGATTTCCACTAACTGCTTCACATACTAGAATATCATTTTTGATATAATCTGCATCTGACGGTTTGATAACAAATTTTTGAGGTTGAACCATTTCAACCTCTTCAGCGTATAGTGCTTTGAAGAGAATTTTGAATGCTTCTTCTGTTCCTTTTGTCTTATAAAAATCTTTTGCTTGTCTAATGAAATTACTTTCATTTAGATCTCCATATAAACCCCTTTCTTCAAATCCTGGAAGAACCTGTGTTTTTAGTTTCTTTAGGAACTCATTTAGGAAGATATTACTTAGATTTTCAACTTTTGCTTGGGGTGCATGAGTGGCAATTCCACTAGAAGTAAACGTTAGATATTCTGGTTGATTGGTTTTAGTGTTTTTCTCAATTCCACTAAACCCACGAATACAACCAGTAAATGCTGTTGATCCAATCCCAGTATATGTAATGATCTCATTGTCAATTTTCAACAAACCCCATTGTTTTGGCCAACCATCAGTTGACTGCACATAGATGGTTTCATCAATACCACTGATATATGAAGTTAGTGATGTAAACCCAATGAGATTTCTTGTGTTTAGATAATCTAGACTTTTATATTCGACTAGATTATCGGCAATATCAACTGGACCTCCCTGATACTCTTGAGAGTAATAATATTGCTTTAGGAATTCGCCAAAGTAAGGATTTTCGACATCAATATATTCAGGGATTTGGCTCTGAATGATTTCATTGATTTTGACTTTGGATAGGGAGGTTTCAATCATCTGTTATCTTGTTTTCTTGCCGTTTTGGTAACTTGACTGAATATCAAATCTTGTTCCAGAAGTATTTGCACCTGATGAAATACTATCTTGCTTCATAAAGAAGTTGCTCTTAGAAACATCTAGTTGCAAATACAATTCCTTTCTCGCTAGAACATCATTTGATAGAGGAACTGCTTGAACTTCAATAATATTGTCTGGTAAACTTGTTGAAGTAATATTTACAGTATCTATAAGGATTTCGCCAGTGCTATAATTGACTGTACCAAACTTAGTTGAGAGAATATTGATCTCATCGTCAGATACCACTTTGAAAAGGAACAAATTACCAATATTTGACCCATTTACAACCATATCTGAGAAATAGCAAGTCCCATCTACGTTTAGGACACTAAATCCTGTGCTCTTGATATTATAGTCATTCCTACCAGCATAGAATTCATTATCAAAGCACAACTCATACTGAGTTGGATTATTTACTTTTGCAACTAAGTCTCTTCTAATTCTTACTGTCGTAATATTTGAAGTGATGGCAGTATTTACACTGTCGATTAGTGAACAGACTTTGCTATATTTGAACCTTCCTCCAAATTGGTTCATTTCAGAACCTTTTGCATATGAAGTAATAGCAGAAACCACATCAGACTTCAAATTATTGGGATCTCCGACAAAGTTTGCATTATAATAGACGTAACTATCAATTTCTACGTAGAGATACTTTAGATCTATAAATTCAGGAACAATTCCTGCAACAGAATAACTCTTCAGTGATTGTAAAAGTTGTTTTTTGGTAAAATCTGATAAGAATGATCCGTTTCTTGGTTTAGTTGCAATAAAAACTCTTCCATATTGCGGTGGAGTTAGGTCTTCTCCGCCGTATGCACTGACACTTTCAATATTTGGGTACAGTGTTGGTAGAATTGCTTCATAATCGCTTGCAGTTACTGCTCTATACTGCGATGAATACAGTCTAGGAGCATAGTATTTGACACTCTCAACGGGTTCTATCTCATCGCCGTTCTCTGAGGGTGCTTGAGTAGTCAAATCGGCAATAAAGGACGTTACAGAAGCACCATTTTCATCTAAAATATTACCAGCAAACCTAAAATCAGAAACTCCATTACCATCTTTACCATTTGTTTTGATGTATGAGACAGTAATTACGTTTCCAGACTGCAATTTCTTGCCAAAAACGCCGTCACCGAACAAAATTTCGTATTTTTCGTCACTGGTTTCCTGAATTAGGTAAATATTTGACGTTGAAGTAATGCCAAGGATATTATCAACTAACTTATACTCAGTCGAAGTGGTGTCTGTTGACGTATTTTTGACCCTTACACGCAAAGTTGAGGTATCTACGCTATCATTTGGAATAATATAGCGTTGATTTGGTTGAGAATTATTGACTATCCAAGAATTTTCTAGATATTGTCCCTGATAAATTTCTAATGTACCAAAAGAGTTGCCGTTTTGAGCTGCTACAGTAACTTTTTCTGGTAAAGAGAAGATATAATTGACATCAGAGACACTTCCATTAGCAACAACTCCTGGTTGAAATGAAATTGTATCTACAGATGTTGAAATTCCACTGATAAAAAATCCAACTGACGCCTTTGCTGCACGTTTTGAGCGAGGAACATACCCAATATTGCGTGCAAGAGATACAACATTCTCACGCAAAGTAGCGGAATCGATAAAAGTTTCATTCACCACCATATTTGTGTTATATGCGGTGATATAAGAGTTGTATGCAAGCAAATTTATGATGACTGATAGGTTAGAACCTTCAAAATCATAGTCTGTAAAATCAGTATTCGCTCTTAGATAATCCTTGATTGAGGTTTTTATATCCTCAAAGTTTAGATTTGTGAACTGTGTTAGTGCCATTATAGTCTAGTTGGTTCTAAGATGAAGGTAATTGTTTGTGTAGGCGTTGATAAACCAACTATGTCATAAGATATTGTTATGTCTAGAGCATTATTATCTGGGTCTGGATCAACTTCAACGCTTTTTAGTACAACTCTTGGTTCAAAGTTTGTTATGACAGTCTCAATTTCAGTCTTGATTGGATCTGTGAAGTCTGTGGTTGCTAGTTCAAATAGTGCTCCACTAATTCTAGTACCAATGAGATTGTTGAAAAATACCTCTCCAACATGAATTCTTACTAAATTTTGAACAGAACGCTTGATTGCATCCTCATTTTTCAGTGGAAGAATATCATTAGTAACTGGATGACGCTTCATCGATAATGAAATATCTTTGAAACCCCTAGAAATTTTTTGAAGAGGCACTTTTTATAAGATCTTCGTCTATTTATTCGTATTTATAGGCATTCCGTAACTGGGTTCTGTACCGTATTCCCAGTCGTCATAATCTTCATCATTACGAATTTTTTCATGAAGTTTATTTTGGATAGTCAAATTGTGAGTTTTTTCTTGTTCAAAGTCCATAATTGTCTGATTGAGTAAAATCAGAACTTTTTACGGGGTTTCTATCCCGAGATTTTCACAGTCTCATACATGAAGTCGTCTGAAGTTTCAATCTTTCTAAGATTTTCCACAGAGTATTCTGTCAAATCTATCTCATACCCTGGGTTTTTTGTAATTCTGTTTTTTGTCCATGCATCATCAAACCAAAGGATTTTATTATTGGGATATGCATAGAAGTTTCCATTGTCCATTTTGAATGCATGAGCACACTTATGTTCTGGTGTCTCACTAAAATTTGTATTCAAAGTAGATTTCGATTCCCATGACCAATCAAGGGTGAACAAATAAGTACCCTCATTTTTTTCTCCACGATAATTTATAAGTTCAGCTCTAAGATTTGCAAGTCTAGATCTGACCTGAACATCAACATATGGGGAAAAACAATCCCACCACATGCACTCTTCTAACTTTGGAGCAGGAGCATCTGGTTTCCAACAAAATGCATGAATAGGTCTTCTTGTCCAGTTTACACCATTTTCTAAAAATGCTTCAAATAGTGGAACATGTTTTTCTAAAGATGCTATAGAATGAACATCACATAGTGTCACTTCTCCATGACCTTTCTTATGATTGTATAAAAACTCATTACGAATGTAACAAGTTATTGTTGGCAGGTTGTGATTTAGATATGCCATAAAAAAAGACAGGATTTTGTCCTGTCTTATCTATACGTTATTTTGAATATGTTGACAATAATTTGTCTATAGTTATAGAAGCGTCAGTCAACTTTATCACCGCTGATGTTACCATCAGTGACATTAGTAATGTT